CTTGCTTTTTATAATTTTTGAAACCTCTCATCGAAGGATAATAAGTTCTATAATTCTCATTAGTTTCTCTAAGTTTTATACTTTTTCTTATACTTCTTTCTCTTTCTTTTTTTACACTTCTTTCAGCATTTTCAAGTTCTTTTCTCAACTCTTTTGTTTTCTTATCTATATTTGAAATCATCTTTAAAGTTTTTCTTTCAACGGATTTACTTGCACCTTTAGAAATGCTCTTCTCAGCTCCGGCTTTAGCCTTCTCAAGTTTCTCCATATCTTTTACAAGTTTATCTACTTTTCCTTCTCCGATGATGTCGATACTAAAATCTATTCTTTCTTCGCTCATGACACCTCCTAAGCTGAATTGTTTTTGGTGTATAAATAGAACGCTGAATAAAGTTCGTCCATTGAGAAGGAATCAACTAACTTATCGTTCCCCCCCATAGCCATTAAAACAGTCATTCTTATCATTCTATTTCCAGACATATTAAAATAATATTTTTCAAAATCAATCATCCCGTCTGGTTTTTTAAATTTAGGATTAAAGAAACGTGGACACCACTTCTACAGCCTTTTCTAATTCACTAATGTCAAAAAGTTCCACAAATCTAAAAGCCATATCATTCAATTCATCCATACTCAATGTCTCAAGTTTTATATCTTCTCTGCCACATATACTTAAAAATAAGCTACACAACGCAGTTCTTTTTATGACTTTGTTTTGCTTTTGCAATTCTAAAAATCTATCATAACCTATGTTTCTTGGTTTTAAAACTTCTCCTGATTTAAGAACAAATTCTTCGTCATTGAAACTTATCAAATCTTCTACTTTTAAATCCTTAGAAATCATTTTTAGACATTCTTTTTGAAACTTTCCAGCGTCATATTTTCCTTCTTCATCAAAACATTCATCCTCTATATCCATTACATGAATAGGAAGAGGAGAGAGGAAAGAATATTCCTCTCCTTTTAAAACAACTTTTTTAAACTCTTGCATTAAAATCTCTCCAATCAGCTATTAAGCTTCAATATTTGGTATTAAGTTAACCGGTGCCGAACCACTTCTTAGGTTTATACAAGTGAAAGTAACTTCTATTGGTTGCGCTTCCGAATCAAAAGAAGGAACAGGTTCTTGCAGTATCATTGCTTTTTCACAAAAGAATTTAAACCTATTATCATAAATATTTTTATCTTCTATAGAAATAGCTAGTGGTGTTCTTAATTTAGAATAGTTAGCAAATAATGTAACCCATCTAGACGAAGGAAGCAATGAAATCTTTATAACTCCTGGTTTTGATTTTCTAACGCTATATATTCCACCTTCTTCAAGGTCATTTATTTTTGTTACTTGATCTACGTCATATTCTACAGTTATGAAGTTACTTTCAGACAGTTCATCAACTGCAACTCCGAAAGCTGTAAAGATAACTTTATCTGGTTTGTAAGTTACTACGTTACTCATTCGTACCTCCTAGTTAATTATAATTCTATTGATACTTCAATGTTCATTGTTTCTATTGGTGTAGCCATTTTTACCGTTAGAACGACGTTGTTAAGCACTCTGTTTGCTATATCATTTTTAGGTATATCGTCATAGTCTGGTACTGATGTTAGATAATCTGTAGCGAGATCTTGCGTTATAGCCTGTTCTCCAACCTCAGCAAGCGTAGCACTAACAGAAGCAAGTCCTTTATCAGTAAATGGAACTTTCTTAGAATTAACAAGAAGTGCTGTTATGTTTTCTTTTACTCTGTTAGACAACCAATCCTTACCTCTAGTTGTATCTAAGTTAGAACCAGAAGTTGTTCTACCGAATTGAGTAAGTGTTAATCCCATTTCAGTAGTTATATAATTTATATAAGAAGCTTTCAATAGAGCTTCATCTGAGCTACTATATCCAGAGTCTTGAACTTCTGATATGTTCTTATTACCCCACGTAATAGATCCTACAGTTGCAGGGAATCCCATACCTCCTACGGCCGCATTTATAGCTCCATATTCGCTGTCAGAGTTAGCAAAGACAGCAACTCTATCAGAGTTCCAATCTGCTATTCCTGTTACTGTAGCTACTGTTCCATTCAACTCAATTACTGCAAGTCTTTCTGTTCCAGCTACAAACTCAGCAACGCCGTCTGCACATTCCTTTTCATTTCCTACTCCTAAGATAGGTATAACACCGTAGAAGTCGTGCTCATCTAAAGTATCTAGATAAGCTTTTACAGCATCTTTATCTTCTGCTCCGTTAAATATAGATCCAGCTATATAAACCTCTGAACCTCCATTTGCTAAATAAGCACTTACTGCTTCACCTAAAGAACCAGTAAGACCAGTTGCGTCTTCAACTAAAGCTATACTTTTAGCCTGGTTAAAATCAACTATTAGTGCCGAATTAAATCCAGCTTGGCTAATAGCACTTGTGTTATCGGTTACTGTAACTTTAACTATGCTTGAAATATTACTCACTCTCCTTTTATTACTCTAATATTGTTTCCACTTTTATAAAGTCTACACCCTCTTCTATATCTGTAAAGTATTCTAAATCGTAACTTCCAGACAATTCAATACTGCAACTAACTTTTAATTCATAAAGATTAAATAAGACACCGTTATCTTCAGTTTCATAAACTTTAGTTCTTATTGTTCCAGGTCTAAAGACTATATTAGGAGCTATAGTATCTACGAACTCAAACAAAGGCAATAAGGTAGTAACTTTATTTACTTGTTCTGAAACTTCAAAAGGACTTCCTACAAATCTCAATAACAAATCACCTTTGTATTCACTATAAGAAGTAACTCTTAAAGTATCCTCTATGTCTTTATCGTATCTAACAGTGTTGTTACCTGTGTTAAACATATTAAAAAATTTGAATTCTATTCTTTTATAGTCAAAAGGTTGCCTTACTGCATAATCTGTATTTATTACTTTTATATTAGGATCTCCAATGATAGTCTTTAAAAGAGAAACAACTTGTTTGTTAACTATACTATCTCTAGGTATCAATTATACAACACCTCTCTTTTTAGTAGCTTCCAGTATCATATGGCTACTAACTCTATCATTTTTATATTTACATCCGTGAACTATAAATCTTTCTCCATTCCAAACAAATTCAGAACCGTAAAAATCTATATCAGAGTATTCAAGATTTCTTATATAAACTTTATAAATCAAAGTGCTCTCATTCAACAAAGAAGTGCTATCGAAAGTTCTACCTTTATATTCAGAAACAGTACACTTGACCATAGTAGCTATAGAAGAATGTTCTTCTTGAACTCCGTATTCGTCTACCGAATCACCTTTCAAGTAAAATAAAATCAACTCTTCGTTCTCGTTCAATAATCTATTCATATTTATTCTTCTCATTAGTACCCCCTAGATACTACTATTCCGTCTTTATCAATCACTTCAAAAGTTATAGCGTTTAATAGTTTTTGTGTATCTATAAGAGAAGGGTTTTTCCTTTTTCTATCATATTGTGGAGCTTCATAAAGTATATAATAAAGTACATCATCAACAGCTTTTTCAGCCAAAAATTTAGAAGCTTCTATCATTTGCTCTTTACTTCTGTTTCTGCCTTTTTTACTTAGTTTTTGATAACTTATAAAATCTTTTATGTCTATATCTTTTTTAGCTCTTTCGGAAAAATTTTCTAAAGAAGGTTTTAAAAAACTATAATCCCTTCCTGTTCTTGCTATATAACCTTTAGAATTTTCTAATATGTCACCATAAAAAGCTGGATCTTCTGAAGCCAGTCCGCCATTACTTCTAACAAAAACTCTTATAGTAAATCTACTTCCACTTATCTTTTTTAAATTATTTAAAAATATACCGAAACCTTCAGTAGTGCCTTTCATTATTCTATACCGGTATAAAAAAGATATTGATCTGAAGTAGCCACACCATCTCTTATCATCTCATATCTCAATTTCCATTTTGATTTAGATACTTTATCTATATAAGAAATGCTTAATCCGTCAATTTTTTCTGATGAAACATTATCGTAATCTGGCAAACAAGCTATGTCTATAACAAGCATTGCTATTGCAGTCTCTAATAACGTACCACTTATTCCGTCATTCTCTGCTATAACTGTCGCTATAGCTATGTACTCCTCCAGTTCGATAGTTCCTATATAATTATCAATAGTTGGGAAGAGTGCAGTTATTTTTGATTCAACAGACATTAATATCACCAACTTATTTAATTTTTATTTCTTCTGCAAATCCTTTTGTGATAAGAACTTCTTTATCTTCTTTGCTTACTTCGTACACACTACCGGATTCAAAAACTTTTCCGTTATGTCTAACAGTTCTATCTAAAAGTATTCTAACTAAATTTTTCTCTTCTTTTGTTTTAGCTACAGGTCTAGTCATTATTTTCTCCTTTTATTATTCTTATTTTAAAGCTTTGGTATATATAAACATACCTTTACAAAAATAAGACCCCCTTAGAATCTAAATAAGAGGGTTGTTTTTATTGTTATTACGCTACAGTTGCTTGGAATACAAAGTCTGCCATAGGGAATGATGGTACTCCTATGAATTCAACTTCTGTTCCAACTCTGTAAGGTGCTCTTTGTGAAACATAAGTATTTATAGCAATACCTTCTGAAGTCACAGCAACATCTCCTCCAGCGTCAGAAATTCTTGAAGCGTCTTGTTCTGCTGGAGAAACTCCAATCATTGTATTACCAAGAATATCACCATCATAGAACATAGCCACCTTGTTGTCTTCAACTAAGTCTAAGATAGTTTTATCTAGAGTTACCTTTCTGTTATAAACTACAATTTTATCAATTCCACAATAAGCTTGGATAGAAGAATCTATCTGAACATCTGTAATCGCAACGTTTGCTGAAACAGTAGCAGAAGCAACTAGAGATAGTGGAATAAGGTTGTTTCTAACTTGTGTGTTAGATCTGAATAATTTATAAGTATTCCTATTAAGCATTAAAGTGTTTGGTCTAATACCTGTATCTTCTTCGATAGTGTCAGCCCAATCTTTTATATCGTCTAGGATAGTAGCAGAAGCGTCATCCCAAGCGTCAGTACCAGAAAGAGTTGCTTTGTGTCCAGCAGGCACTTTATAATCAATGTTTACTGCTCCACCTTTAGAAGCCATTGTTATCTTACCATCAAATAGTGCTTTAGCTCTAAGATATTCCATAGTCATCTTAGCTCCGTTGATAAGTTTCATTTCGTCATCATAAACTTGCTCAAGAGCTCTAGCAATCTCAGTAAGACTTCCGTTAGAAGATATATTAAGAATCATAGCTTTTTCTTTTTCAGATAAAACCATTTTCTTTCTAAACAAAGGAAGTTCTCCACTTAGTGCGTCAAACCCTTCTCTGTTCTGTACGATCGGCTCTGCGTCGTAAGCTGACGGAGAAGTTAGTTCTACAGCACCGTTAGAAGACTTAATGAAAGAATAGTCAAGACCCATAACAGGTTTAATAGGGAATAGATTTTGTAGCTCCATTGATACTTCATATTCCGGGTTCTTTTTTTCATAGTAACCTAAGAAAGATGAAGCTGATATAATTTTTTCGAAATCTTTTTTAGTCATTTAATTCTCCTTGTAATTTAATTTTTTTATTATTGGTAAAGAGTAACTGCACCGATTGATTTAACTCCGATAGATTCTAACTTAGCAACTGCTGTAGCTTCTAGAGCGTTAGCGTTAGCGTCTGCAACTGCGTCTGTATAGTAATATCCAGCTATCATTACCCCGGCAACTACATCCTCTGTACCATCAAACTCAACATCATTCATAAGTATTCCTGAAGCTTGAACAGTACCTGTTCCATTAACAATATTAGCGTCAACAACTTTAGCTGTTACATCATCCTTGATTAGTGCGTCTACTGTAGCAGAACCTACAATAGTTCCGGCAGGGATTACACCGTCAGTTACGTAGTCTGCGAATCCTGTACTTTCTAGAACAACGCTAATAGATAGTTCTGAGTTGTGAATTGGTGAACCTTCTGGTTTTAAAACATTATAAAATTTCATTTGTACCTCCATTATTTTTTTTAATTAGTATTTACCTTCCGCTATCATAGCACCAAAGTCTTTAGTTCCTACTTTAGGAGTTTTCTTTTGAGATAATTTCTTCCCCTTACTTCCAACAGTTCTTTTCGCATAAATATCTTGAGCACCCCTGACAGCCCTTTCTTTTTGTTTTGTAACTTCAGAAAGATGTTCTATCTGCATTTCAATGTCTTCTATTTTTGCTCCCCGTTTGACTAAACCTTTAAGAAATTTAGTTGACGTTTCTGGCAACTTAGCGTCTCTTATAGCTATGTCTATCTCTCTTTTCTCAGCTTTCTTTTGTTGGTTAATAAGGGTTTGTGCCAAGACTTTCATAGTGGGGTCTTCTATTGCGTCTAGGTTTATATCATTTATATTGAATTCATTATCTCCATCTTCTTCTTCTATTTCATCTTCGTCTTCAGTTTCTTCATCTTCTTCTTCGTCGAAAATGCTTTTCTTTTCTTCTTCTTCTTCTTCAGTTTCCTCTTCAGTTTCAAAATCAAGTTCGTCTAAAAGACCTTCTTCAAAAGATTCTCCTAACTTTTCTTGCAAATACTTTTCTAGTGTTTCTTTATCCATTGTTCCTCCTTATATTACTCTTGCACATCTTCATCTGTTTCAATAACTTCTTCAACAACAACATTTTCTTGTGTGTCTGTTGATACACTTTTAGAACTTATATATTCTTCTACACCAGTATCATCGTTTATTATTCTCTCTGCTTCTTTATTTACATCTTTAGCAATAAAAATATCTTTTATCTGATACATAGCACTTCTTCTAGAAATTAAATTATTCTCAAGAGCTGTAACTACTGTAGTTATAACTTCAGAAACGTTTGTATCTAACATATTACCAAGAGTAACATATTTTTCTTCTATTTCTAAACCATTTAGATATGCTATAACTTCTATTATATCATTAAAACCTTTTTCTAAAGTATCTCTAACTTCTGTTATTCTAGACAATACTTCAGTCAATCTAATTCTAGTCGTCTCTTCTGAAACGTTAGAACCAGAAAGTACTTCCGATATGGAATACTCTGGATAATCTTTTATTATATTCTTAACTATCTCAGCTTGTTTCTCTATCATAGTTTTAGCAGAGTTTCCTTGTATCTCTAAAAGTTGCAACTGAGCGTCTTTAGATTTGGTATAAAGGTACCTTTGTTTCTTGTACCTGTCTGTAGTTATCAATTCAGAATCTTTTGTATTTATCTTATCTATACCTGTACCTACAACTATAGGCTCTCCAGCAAGATAAAATATATTTCTTATGTAAGCTTCAAATTCGTTATGCCTATCTACAGAATAAAATAATTGTTTCATATCGTAAGTAGTGTTCATTTCAACTAAAGGTAATTTACCAGAAGGATATTCTAATTCTCCACTTCTCTCACCATCACTATCAGTTATATAAGAGTAAGCTTTGTCAGAAGTTTTTATATAAAACTTTTCTATTTCTTCTTCTTCAAACTCTTCAGAATCTTCATCGAACACATACTTTACTCCTGTTAATTTTGCATATATTATTTCGTTTCCTACACTTATTATTTCATAATCGTCTGGAGTATAATAAGAAATTTTATAACCAAACTCTCCGTAAGAATCTGGATCCTCTTCGTCTACAGGTTGCTTTATCTCAACAAGTAATGATTTACCTAATATGAGATCTCTCGCCATAAGAGCTTTTTCTTCATTAAAATTAGTTGCGTCTATAAAACTTTGTACAAAATCAGTATCTTCTGCTAATATCTCTAATTCCCCACCAACAGAAAGAGCAGTAGCTATATTAACTACTTTAGGCACTGCATTAAATACAGGTATTACTTCATCAAATATTTCTGATATAACTTGAGTTTCTTGAGAATACATTTCAGAATTGTAGTAATCTCCAGCAACTGTAACATAAATAGTATCATTTATAGTTTCTTCCGCCCCACTTGTGGTATTCTTAGCTTTTGAATTGGACGACATTAATAACCTCCTTGTTCCTAATTACCATCCGCCCTCCACTACAAATCTTTCGGTGATTTCAGCACCTTCACTTTCTTCATAGAACGCCAATAGTACAGCATCTCCTTCGTCTGGAGACCTTTTTATTCTTTTTATTATTTCTTTTTTCTTTTCAGCTAAAAATCTATTTGAAAAATCAAAAGTAAATCTTCTTGCTGATAAATCTTCATCTAAAACACTATCTTCTAATCCGTTATAAAGTTCAATAGTGTCCATCTTTTCTTTAAAACCAAAAATCATTTCAGTAAAAACGTTCCCGTATTCCTTGTTTCTTACAGCTCTGTTAGAAAAGTTTATCCTATTTATTTCTACTGTATCATCATAGTAATAAGCTTCTTCTAGGTCTTGTCCTATTTGAAAACCTAAACCAGTTGTATCTATATTAACAACAACAGAACGATAATGATAACTATATTCATTTATTATAGACATAGTTTTTCTAAAAAAGTCTTTAATTTTAAGTTTATATTTTTCTCTTCTAAGTTCTTTAGTTCCACTTCTAGCACTTATAACAGACAAGTCATTGCTTTCTCCTGATGAAACATCTATACCTAAGTATACAACACTTCTATCTTCTAATCCTTCTCTTTCGTAACAAAGCTTTAATGCGTCTCTATCAATTATTATTGATTCATGCATAGGAGCAAACTCACCAAGAACCCTAACCTTATAAATATTAGAATCTTTTCCATACTTTTCAGCCATATAGTCTATCCATTCCTGTTCTACATTTTCAGATTCTTCACAATTAAAAGTAAACAAAGAATATTGTTCTGCGTACTCGTGAAAAATATCATAAAAATATCCACTCTGGAATGAAGGGTTTCCACAAGTAACCATATAAGCTCCCTCTGTTGTAAGAACTCCTTCAAGCCTTACAAATATTTCAGAGTCTACACCTGCTCCCTCATCGACTATTGCCAATATATCTTTTGCATGCATTCCAGAAAGATTCTCTGGATTGCTAACGGATACACAAGTAGCAAACCATACATCTTCATACTCTTCATGGTTTATCCTTATCTTATCCTTTGTGAATCTAAACAAATCAAAGTCAGCTAATATTGAATTTAAATACCACATTCTTACTTCTGCCATAAGCACGTCATAAAGTTGTCTAGCTGATGGAGCTGTTAAAACAACTCTACTCATTGGTCTTGTAGTTAGGAACCACAGGCAACCTATGGCTTCTACACAAGATTTACCTGTACCGTGCCCAGACTTTACAGCAACTTTTCTTGATTCTGCTAACGCAGTTAGAGCAACGCTCTGTTGTTTTGTTAAATCTATTCCTATAACTTCTCTAGCAAACGCTATCGGATTGTTACGGTACTTCTCTTGCGCTAGTTCAAGAAATGCACCAGCTCTAGCGTCCACTTATTTATCCTTTCCAAACTTGGCAAAGAAAGCGGATACAGTATCTATTTTAGATTCTACATCTTCTTCAACACCTATTTTTCTAAGTTCGTTTAATAAAGAAACAGCTTTTATTCTGTCTGCGTCTTTACCGTCACTAATCACTTCAAGTAAAACATCTTCAGCCTTTCTTTTGTTCCACTTAATCTTATTCTCTACACCAGTACCATATTCGTCATACAAATACTCTAGCCTAGCAGTAACAGTTTTTCTTCTAAGAACTTTATTGCAATACTGCAAAACAATGCTTCTCTTAGTTGAAATATCTTCTGGAAAAGCATGAATATAAGCTCTATGCTTTCTTTCTGTTTCGTTCCAGACTTTTTCTACTGTATCCAATCTATAGTATTCCTGTACAAAATTCTCTAAAGCTTCATCCTCTAGCGGTACTGCATAGTCAAATTCTTCTTTAATAAATTTACTCAAATCGACTACTCCTTCAAAAACTTCTTTTTAAAATTTCTTTTGTTGATTCTTTTAAGTTTGCTTCAAAATGTATAGGATCCGATTCTATACCTACCTCTGTAACAAAACTTACTGTCCCATACTTCTTTATCCTTCTTCTAAGGTTTGTACATTTCTTACAAATGTAATGAACTCCTAACACGTACCTTGTATTTTTAACAAAGTCTGAAGGCTCGTGGTAATCAAAACAATGTCTACATAATTTTTTTAAAACACCTTTTTCATATCTTATTTCACCTTTCTCTAGACCTCTCATGATAGATAAATTAACTTCTAATCCATCTTTTTCCATGTTACGACTCATTAACCAAACCTGTCTATCAGAAGGAAGATGTTCTGGACTAATTGCATAATCTACTATCATTTGAAAATCCCCTTTCTGTATTTTACATAAAAAAAAGCAAGTAATTGACACTCATTTAATCGGATACGTCCGTCGTAGTGTTTTACTCGCTATCTTTTTATTAAGCTTATTCTGGTCTACAATTGTATGGTAGCTCCCTTATTCTGTCTCACCATATCCTCCAACTCTTGATAAGCACACTCTATTTTTTCAACTTCTTTTGTTGACACAATGTTAATTGACATATTCTGGTTCAACCTCCGCATTCTCAAGCAGGTATGCTGATTCCAGATATTTCTTAGCTATTTCTCTTATTGCTTCTATACTTATTATTTCTCCACTAGAAAGTTCGTCTATTTCATATATTTTCACTTCTATTTCTTTGTTTAATTCGTCTAGAGTTAAGTTGTCATTTACTTTTAATTCAACTTCTACTTTTATAGTTTTTTCTGGACTCATATTTTATTCCTTTCTTATTTCTTATTTGTTTAGATTACATTTAATATCTTGTAAATCAATTTACTATCGTAAATAATGATTCACTTGTTAGAGATTTTATTTGTTTTTATTTTAACTGTTGTCAATCCCCAACCCCTTTCCAAGGGGCTTGTAATCTCTCTCTCATTATTATAGCGTGGTTTTTACACTCAAGTACATCAAACTTTTTTTAATTATTTTTTACACTCTTCTATAACCCTTGAAAACACTAGCTTTTAGTAAAAAACTTTTTTTGGTAGTAACATAGAAAAACCTGTATAAATAACATAAATTTTACTTATTTTAGCCAGAAAAATACGTTTATATCACCTTAGTTTTTAAAAAATTTTTACCATTTTTTTCTGAAAAACCATTTTCGTTTTTACAAAAGTGAATTTATAAACAAACTTAACTAATTAGTTAGGTTATAACTAACTATTCTTTTTAAATATAAACTGTTTAGTTTTAACAACACTCTTTTTATACAAAATATACTAAACTAATGTTTGATAAAATCTTCGTCGCCACGCAATATTTGAAATATTTTTGTTAAAGAATTGCTTTAGTCTTAACAATTACTTTAAATCATTTGTCTCAACGTTTGTAGTATGTTTAGTCTAAACAAAATCTTTTATATTGACTACAAATGTGTGTGTTTTAGTGGAAAGTTTTAAAAATTATGTTGTCAAAAAAAGGGGTTACCGGTACCCTATCCCGTAATACATCAATCAGAGGGGTGTAACACAAAATTCAAAGAATTTGTTGAATAACGTAATACTTTTATCAAAAAGGGGGTGACCTTTTATGTGAATAACGTAATACCTTTTATTTGATTTTCGTAATACTTTGTATGAATAACGTAATACTTTGTATGAATAACGCAATACATATTTTGAATAACGTAATACAAAAACCTTTGTTTTGTAAAACAATTCTTTGTTTAAAATAATACTTAAAACAAACTTTTTATACAAAATAATTGAATAAAGTAATACATTTAAAAAGCGTCTACGTGAAAAAAATATTTATCTAAACTTTTTTAAAAAAACTTTTGTAATTTAATACAATTTGCCTCCTCTGGAGATACCAGTAACAAAGGGTTACGGATAAACATAGCGTTTGCGAACCGTAATTTAATAAAATAAAAATGTAGAATTTTCAAAAGTTTCTAGCCCTTGAAAACATTAGGATTGAGAAGCTTGTGAAAAAAGTACGTTTGATTTTTTTCAACAGGCGTGTTATAATATATCTATAGTTAAGGAAAGGGCGACAGCCATTCAACGTGTCCTCTGTTCTGACACTATGTTCAATTTTGATACAACTGTACATTAAAAATCAAATACCGTTCTCTTTCA